TGATTGTTTTAAATTATCTACTAAATTAGGTTTCAAAAGATTTAAAATATTAAAAAATGCTAGATACAAAGAAAACAATTACCATTATAGAACTGGCGAACCTATAGAAATTAAACCATGGAGTAAATTTAATCCAAAAAAAGATGACGTGTTATTTAGGAAAAAAGTTGTCAGCAATAAAAAACTAGAAAGAAAAAATTGTATGCACCTTGAATTTCCAAGTTTATACTTAAATGCTTATGGTAGAATTACACCTTGTTGCTATTGGGCAGATCTTAAAATTGAAAATGCAAATATAGAAAATATGTTTGCAACAAATAATTTGCATCAACTTTGTGTGCAATCTTGTGGTAATTAGCAATTACATTCTTGACATTTCATAAATATAGTAGTATATTATACGTAATGTTTAATATACATTTAGGCAGAAACATAGGCAAAATAGGAGGCTTACATTATGGCTACATTGGCTGAAATAAGAGCGAAACTTAAATCACAAGAACCTAATCGCTCAGGTTCATCAACAGGCGGAGACAACGCCATTTATCCACACTGGAATATAAAAGAAGGCGACGAAACAGTCGTTAGATTCTTACCAGATAGGGATACAAACAATACATTTTTCTGGACTGAAAGAAACATGATCAAATTACCTTTTGCAGGTATTAAAGGTCAAACTGATTCTAGACCAGTTACTGTACAAGTACCTTGTATGGAAATGTATGGCAAAACTTGTCCAATTCTTACAGAAGTGAGACCATGGTTTAAAGACAAAAGCATGGAGGACATGGGTAGAAAATATTGGAAAAAGAAAAGTTACATTTT